CACCAGTCTGGCAGGTAGGCTCGAGTCCGCATATCCGGGGTCTTGTTCATGTCAGCCGAACGCACTACATCGATCTTCAGATAGGGCTTGCCCCATATGTTGATGTTGGTCTGTGGCAGGAAGATCAAACGATTGACGCTTGTCTTGTTAACCCCTGCCGTTTCCAGCGCAGCCGTAGCCATAGCACCTTTGACACCAGCCGCAGGAAAGCACAACAATGTCTTACCCTTGGTCTGCGTATGAAAAGAGTCCACGAACTCCTGCTCTGGATTATGCTTGATCTCTTTCTTCTCAGCCGCAGTCTTACGGCCTGCACCGACAAGTAGATCACGCTTTGCTTTCGATGACATACTGTTAAAGTACATCGGTGTTTGCCCGATCAAACGTAGCTTGATTAGACCTTGCTTCAATACCGGAATGCTAATTGCTTCCGTAGTAGTCTTCTTCGATACTGCCATTTTCTTACTCCTCTAATAAATGACATTGAGTTTGTGACACTAACCTCTCAATATCCTGTGCCACGCCAAGGCTATCTTCATAGCCCTATCCACATCCCGTTGCCGCAAAGCCTGCGACTCGAGAGTCTTAATCTTTTCGTTCACGACCCCTTCGATCAGGTGAACCGCATCAGACCAGCCCATGTCCTCGATGGGTTCCGCTTCCGACTCTGTCAGCATTGACTCCTCCTTTGCTGAATTGTAACCAATCATCAGACCACAGATCGTGCACCTAGCCTGCGACTCACCGCTCATAACAACGTGAGCCTCGCACCTTGGACAACGATCATCCTCGATGACCTTGCCCCATGATCCATCTCCTTCAATAATCAATGACAGGTTTCCTCTTCTTCTTCTTCTTCGCAATTGTTCTGAGCAGCAACCATCGATGCCGTCATTAGCCGCATCACTTCGACTGAACTACCCATGTTGTTCTGCATGGCAAGAGTCAGACCTGCGGACATCAACAGATAGGCCGCAAAGTCTATGTCCAGTTCCATAGCCTCGAACTCGCGCAATAGCTTCTGCACACTCTTGCCAGCTTTATGCTTTTCTTTTGACACGCTAGTCATCTTTAACCATGCCCCCATATGCTTCCTTGGCTATGGACTCCTGATTATCAGTCCAGATCTCAGCCAGCATATCCATCACATCACTCATACCCATATGATCTACCAAGTTCATATGACTTTCCATTTTGCTGGAGAACTGATGCCACGTTTCACACTCATCCACGATATCAAGAGCCTTGTCCGAGAACTTCTCTTCGAGATCCATCATCATTGCTTTGACTCTACCCATGTGCCATCTCCCTCTTCTGATCGCGCTCCATCCAGCGCACAAAATTTTCATAGTCCTGCTTATCAGGTGACTTGAACAGTGACGCTAGACCAACACTCGAATACAATTTAGTCTCGACTCTGCGGATCGTGCCGTACCGATCAAAGTCATCGGCTCTTGGATCGTCTTCAAACATTACTCACCGCCTTTCCTGAACATTGGCAACTGATAACCCCAGCCGCCTGTCATGTTGAACTCTGCCTCCAGAGCAGTCTTGGCCTTTGCCAGCTTCGGCAAGATACGAGCATCCGATAACTCGAAGTCCTCGCATTCAGTATAGTCACACACAAATTCCTGTATGACTTGTGCCGCATCCAGTATGGCCTGCATCTGGGCTGGAGTCAGCTTGTTTTCCAACTCCTCAACTTTTTCGAGACGCTCTGCCTCACGCTTCCTTGCCGCCATTTCATACTTATCCGGTCTTCCCATTATCTTACTCCCTTCCTCAGAGTTATTGGTTTGGACAAGGCACCTTTGTGCCATGCCCGATGGTTAATTCTAAGATGCATCTGCCTCGATAGTACAGGCTTACGCAGACCCACTGTGCGGACAACTACGTCCTTGGAACTAGTCTTAGGCATCCTGCATCTCCCTGCGCTCGATCTCTGCACGGTCTTCCAGTTCATTGTTGATCGCCGCCATGGCATCGACCATGAACGCACTCGATACCGACCATCGATCAACACCGCCATGCAGATTGAGTCCACGCTTCGACCAGTCAGTCGGAGTCTTGCCGTTCAAGATCTCATCAAACCTAAGAGTAGACCAGCAATACCCACTGACAAACTGACCATACTCTTCAGCCAGATAGGCTTCGGTCTTATCACCAGAGCCGCGCATTAGTTCTGCGGCTCTGGAGTCCATATCGTAGAACTCGATCATCGGCTCAGTCTCATCGTGCGTCAGACAATGGTTACGTCCATAGTCGTCACCCTCGAACACGATGCGAACGCACCACCGGACTCCAGACTCAGGATCAATAGCTTTATATGTCACACTCATTGGATATCCCCTCTCTTCAAAGCATTTGTGATTAACTTGTTGGACAACGCATGGCGGTCATCGACCCTGAGATCTTGCGCCTTGTCCTCAAGCAGATAGGCAATCTCATTGGCGAACGAGTCGTCCAATGTTCCATCCCTAAAACACTTAGCCCAATGATCTAGGCTGTCCGCATAAGCTTCCTTACTCATTACACTTTCTCCCTTGAATAAACGTCAATGCGTCTGAACACTTCTTCGATCACTGAAACCGTAGCGTCAACGCTGTCATCATCAGGAACCCATCCGCCATCGCGTAAACTTTCCATGTCATTCAACAAACAAGATTTTAGCTGTTCGTTGGTCATGTCTTTTAAATAGTTCATCACACTTTCTCCCTATTCCGTATCGTCTAAGGCCACAATGTCATATTCGCTAAACATTGACCTGACCTGATCTTGACTGTCCGCATAAACATATAACTGAAGAGTGAATTCATCACCGCCAAGGCATGTAAGATTTAACCCTGTCGATGCTGATGTTAGTTCGACATAATACCTATGCATCCTTCGCTCCATAATAACCTTGCTTTTTTTCGCGGATCATTGCGATCACTTCGGAATAAGTTTCCATCACTGAATAACCATTGACCGAACAAGCATCAACAACTTGGGTTGCTTTTTTAGCCCCATCTACCAACCTGTTTCGGTGTTCACGCATCACAACAAACGAACGATCACAAATGTAATACTCATCGCCATTCATCAGCGTTAATTCCAACTCAATAAACTTATCCATTAGCAATACACCTCCTTACCAAACACACCCAACTGGATGATCAAATCATAATCATTGGCATCCAACTGACCCAACTCATCGACAGTCAATGCCAGCCGCTGCCGCTCTGGATCGAGCAAGTTGATACCGTCAACAATCACATCAAAAGCTTTGACCTTCTCGACCTCATCATCATCATGGTGAATGACGATATCGAAATTGAACTCGACAACATCGTATGAAGATTTCAAATTGTTACCATCAGTATGAATGTAATCGATCCAGTGGTTCGACCCACCTTCGAGCGCACCCACCCAGATAGCACCCACAATCTCTTCCCACTCTTCCTTGGTTGGTGTGTACTCAACCATGATAGTTGGATAGAACCTCTTGGGCTTCAACAGATCCGCGAACGGCTCCGCCAGTATCTCAGCAAAATGGCTGTCAGTCAGATTTGGTTTATCGTTAGTCATTGGTTTGATCCTCCTCTTCTTCTTCATATCCTCGTTCATCCCATTGTTGAAAACCCTCGTGGCTATCATCGGGATACCATGCCGGATAATAATCTTCATTCATTGGTTTGATCCCCTTCTATCTTGAACCTTGAACCTCGAACCTGTATGATTTCGAGTAACTTTAAATGTACCGTATCAGCTTTTCGTAACTTGTACAACTTTAAATGGGAATAGTTAATACACATTACAAGAGCCATATAATGTTTTTTCTGGGAAAAAGTTTTTTTTTTATTTTTTGCTATATTTAGTGGAACAAATGGAACAGGTGGAACAACCCTTACTGAGCAACAATCATAGCTGTTCCAAAGCTGTTCCACTGTACCAGTTATCAAGTCGAACGAGAGAGGTTTTTGGTTTTGAAAAAGAGTGAACCCACAGAAAACACTATAGGGAAGGTTGGTAGAAACGGTGGTTTGACCAATCGCCAGAGAGAATTTGCTCGATACTATGTCGAGGGCAAGTGGTCTAACGCTGAGTGCGCGAGGAAGGCTGGCTATGCTGATGCCAGTGCCAGAATACAAGCTCACAAGCTTCTTGATGGTAAGTCTTTCCCTGCCGTGCCGGAGTTGGTCAAAGAACTTCGAGAGGCCAGAGAGCGTAGATATGGCGTGACTGTTCTGGGTCAACTCAAACGCTTTGAAGAACTGTCCATGTCCGCTGAAGAGGCTGGACAATTCAGTGCCGCCATCAATGCTGAGAAGATCAGGTCTAGCTTGGGTGGTTTGACCATCGATAGGCGCGAGTCCACCCATGTTCACCAGCTTGATAATATGTCGCGTGAAGATATTGTTGCCAGACTGGCAAGTCTCCGCAAGAATTACCCCCATGCTTTTGCTGATATGAAAAGAGTTGAGGATGCCAGCGACAGAACGATCACTGTGGAAGCTATTGAAACAAAATCTACCAAAGAAAACGCACTGCGAGAGGATTGAAAACCGCAGTGGTGAAGGGATGCCGGACGTATACCTATGCATGGATGGCGTTCCGGTATGGCTTGAATTAAAACTAACAAAAAATAACAGGGTCAAAGTGTCTAAATCGCAGATTGCTTGGCATTGCTCACATTCGCGCTGCGGAGGCGTGAGTTTTTTCTTGGCAAACGACCCCTCTACCTCTGACCTATTTTTATTTGACGGCGCATCGGTGATCGAGATCAGCGGTTCGCGGATCGATGACCTGCGGCCTGCGGCCTTATATGTAGGTGATATGGCGGGATTGATCGAGAGCCTGCGGCCTGCGGCCTGCGCCCTCTGGTATAAATCTATGACCTGCGGCCTGCGGCCTGCGCCCTGACTCGTATGATCGAGGCACGAAAAAGAATACCCAGCGACAGAGTCGCTGGGCATCTTCGGGGAAAACCTAATATGTGAAACCAGTGTAGACAATGGTGTCTTCTTTCAAGAATATTTCGCGGTTCATGTCTTCGTAGTCTGACAGTGAATATTCTGCTGGCCTTGTCTTGGTGGCCTTGTTCCGATGATTGATGACATAGACGGCCTTGGCATTGGGCTTGCGCTTTACTAGGTCGCCTACGTTTAGATGACGCAGCGCAATTGCTTGCACTGTGTCGTTGTCTTCAGTCTTTATCTGTTCTATGCGCTCTCGCATTAGTGATTTCGCTTTATCACTTTGAGCAGGATTATTTACGTTTATTTTGAGCATTTCTAATTCGATGTTTGATTTCATAATTACCTCCTAGTGTTTAACAATTGCAATTGACTTGGCCTTGGTTGATGCGCCAGCACATAGTTTGCAGGTGTCGCATGTTGCGCGACGGCCTGCCTCTTTACTTGCCGGACATAGGATTTCAAAACCCTGCACGATATCATCTATTTGATCGATCACGCGAAACGTCCGCTTGCCATTGTCCCAAGCTTCCAAAGCTTCGGCCTTGGTATCGGCGCTAATCATGAATAGATTAGGA